GGAACAGAGCGTTATAAGTTGTATCCACAAAACTCATCCTATTGGTATTTGTATGATTACAAAGGAGGCTTTGTCGAATGAAATTAAATGGAATTAAATGTACCAACTACACCGCCGGGGAGCTATTCTCGGCGGTTATTTATGAGACAGACACAGAAGCAATAAAAGCCATCGACCCGGAACATCTTGTCGTTCAGGCGGACGATGGAACTGCTATAGAAGAGTTTACCGCTTACGGTAGGCTCTTTTCTGTTAAGCACAACCTTGTGGATGAAACCTATGTTGTTGAGTTCTCAAGAGTTACAGGGACAGAGAAAAAGCTGACTGAAATCGAGGAGTTCGGCAAACAGCTCGGAGTGAAAATCGATGAGTCAAAGAATGTTACAACCATTGTCTTTGCTGCTCTCGCACAGAACGAAACCCTCGATGATGTGACCATTACCGAACACGCAGATATCTTTCCAAAATGGGACGAGAGTTGGACGGGCAAAAAAGGAACTATTGTCCGGGACGGCGGTGTGCTTTATCGTTCTATTCACGATGTCGGTAAAGGTCAGAATGTTAAACCTTCCGATAATCCGTCTATGTGGACACCTATCGGAGACCCTCGTGAGGAGTTCCCAAAGTGGAGTCAACCGCTTGGAGCACACGATGCTTATGCTCTCGGTGACAAAGCTTTACACAATAATAAAAAATGGATTTCAACCGTGGACGGTAACTGTTGGGAACCGGGTGTCTATGGTTGGGACGAATACAAGGAGGACTAACCTATGGAAAAAATCAAACTGTTTTTTGCAGCAATCGGCACGGCTCTTTCGTATGTTTTCGGAGGTATGGACACAATGCTCACCATCCTCATTGTCTTTATGACCATTGATTTTATCAGCGGCTTCACAAAGGCTTGGGCATTGAAAGAGTTTGATTCAAGCAAGTTTTACATCGGTGGTGTTAAAAAGTTCGGCATTCTGCTTATCGTGGCTGTTGCATCTCTGCTTGACAACATCATCCACATTGACAGCGTGGCTCTGCGAACTGTGGCTATCTCTTACTACATCGCAAATGAAGGCTTTTCCATTCTTGAGAATTGGGGTGCTTTGGGACTTCCGCTTCCGAAAGCCATCAAGAGTGCTCTTGCAAAGTTGAGAAAGGATGAGGACGATGAATCTGAATAAGCTGTTTCTCACACAGAATAACTGCTACAAAGCCGGAAAGAAAATTACCGTCAAAGGTATTATGGTTCATTCAACGGGTGCAAACAACCCGTGGCTGAAGCGTTATCTCCCGGATGATGGAAAAATCGGTGTAAATAAGTACGGAAATCATTGGAACACACCACTTCCCGGTGGAAAGCAAGTGTGCGTTCACGGCTTCATCGGAAAGCTCGCTGATGGTTCGGTCGCATCCTACCAATGTCTGCCGTGGAATCACAGAGGTTGGCACGCAGGCGGTTCTGCAAATAACACTCATATCGGGTTTGAGATTTGCGAGGACGGACTGACCGATGTTACATATTTCAATGCGGTGTACAAGGAAGCTGTCGAGCTTTGTGCATACCTTTGCAAAGAATACGGTCTTACAGAAAAGGACATCATCTGTCATTCGGAGGGATATAAAAAAGGCATTGCTTCCAACCACGGCGATGTTATGCATTGGTTTCCAAAGCACGGCAAGAGTATGGACACTTTCAGATCTGATGTTGCAAAAATGCTGAAAGCAGATACTGCAATTACTGAACTGACGACCATCAACGATATTGTCTGGGAGCTTTCCCATCGTGGCATCATTACAAATACGGAGCTGTGGCTGAAGAAACTCGAAGAAGATTCTAACAGCTATTGGCTTGCGAGAAAGACCGCAAACTATCTGCGACAAAATAATATTTGACACTTAAGCCTGTAGGGATTTTTCCTTGCAGGCTTATTTTTTTTGCTATTTTTGAAAAAACACCCCGCCAAAACACCTCTTAAATGTCGGTACTCCGAAAGGAGTGCTTTGAATGAAACATGAAGCTATAGACCAATTAAGGTATCAGGGATTTGGTTACAGAAGAATTGCCGCTATGCTCGGTATGCCCGAAGGCACAGTTAAATCATATTGTCGCAGACATCCTTTTGATATAAAGCAGAAGGTATGTTTTGAATGTGGGACACCAATTCAAAATACACCTCATAAGCGTGAAAAGAAATTCTGCTCGGATAAGTGCAGACAAAAATGGTGGAATAGCCATTTAGACCTTGTAAAAAGGAAGGCTATCTACCATCTCACTTGTGAGCATTGTGGATGTGATTTTGAAAGTTATGGAAACAACCACAGAAGGTTCTGCTCTCGAACTTGTTATGCAAATTACAGACGAAAGGTGGCTGAACCAAATGGATAAGGATTTGTTTAGTGCTATTACAGCATATAAAACCACAATGGCGGCTTTTAAAGTTATGTTGAATAAAGGTCTTATTTCTGCTTCTGAATACAAAGATATTGACACAAAAATTGCACAAAAATACGGGTTATCTTTGTCGGTTATATATCGATAAATAGTGCCTGAAACCCTTGACTTTACGGCACTTTAGAGCAAATATATGGTAAAGAAAAGGAGGTAAAAATGGATAGAATAATTAAGCAAGTGGTGTTTGCTGCACCCACAATAATAACTGCGTTAAAGGTTGCTGCATATACGAGAGTTTCAAGCGGAAAAGACACTATGCTTCATTCACTTTCTGCACAGGTGAGCTACTACTCAAAGTACATTCAAGAACATCCCGGTTGGATTTACTGCGGTGTTTATAGCGATGAAGCAATTACCGGGACAAAGGAAAGTAGGAAAAATTTTCAAAAGCTACTTCAGGATTGCAAAGCCGGGAAAATTGACCTTGTTATAACAAAGAGCATTTCAAGATTTGCCCGTAATACAGTAACACTTCTTGAAAACATTCGAGAATTAAAAAATCTCGGTGTTGGAGTTTTCTTTGAAGAGCAAAACATAAACACGCTTACAGCTGACGGAGAGCTTATGCTCACAATTCTCGCATCGTATGCACAAGAGGAGAGTTTGTCAGCAAGTGAGAATGCAAAGTGGAGAATTCATAAAGATTTTGAAAAAGGGATTCTTCCTAAAAATGTTCAGAACATTTATGGCTTCAACCGAACCGAAGATGGTGGATTTGAGATAATTCCCGAAGAAGCAGAAATCGTTAAGGATATCTTCAACCTTTACCTTGAAGGCTTTGGATTTTTGAAAATCGCTCAACACCTTAACGAACTTGGAGTTGAAAGCAATACGAGAGAGAAATGGTCGGATAAAAAAGTAAAGTACATACTTTCCAATGAGAAATATGTCGGTGATTTGCTTTTGCAGAAATCATTTGTTGTCGACCATTTAACAAAAAAATGCAAAAACAATAATGGCGAGAAACCTCAATATTATGTCAAGGACAACCATCAAGGCATTGTTTCACGAGAAATATTTGAGGCTGTGCAAGAAGAAATAAAGCGAAGACAACTAAAATACGGCAAGCAACTCACAGTAGTTCCTACATATTTGTTTACAGGGAAAATGCAATGTGGCATATGCGGAAAGAATTACCGAAGAAAAATCATTAGAGGGAAACCTATATGGAGATGCCCAACATTTGATAGGTTCGGCAAAAAGGAATGTCCATCGAAGCAAATCCCCGAAGATATATTGATTGATTTGACTATGGAGGTATTGGGTACAAAAACAGTTGATATGAGGGTTTTCAATAAGAAAATTTCAAAGATGTTTCTACCTTCTGCTGACCGCATAATATTTGAGTTTACAGATGGACATACCATTAAAAAAACATGGCAAAATCGGTCACGCAGCCAAAGTTGGACAGATGAAATGAAGGAACAAGCACGGCAACATACTTTGAAGAGGAGGAAATACTAATGGCAAAAGCGGTAACAGTAATACCTGCCACAATACACCCATTAACAAAACTGCCATCTTTAACGATGATGCTTCGCAGAACCTGCGGTTATGCAAGAGTATCAACAGATAAAGACGAGCAATTCACATCTTATGCTGCACAGGTAGATTATTATACGAATTATATTAAATCAAAGCCTGAATGGGAATTTGTGAAGGTTTACACGGATGAAGGAATCACAGGAACTAATACAAAAAAACGTGATGGCTTCAACGAGATGATTCAAGATGCTCTTGACGGAAAGATTGACCTCATAGTTACCAAGTCTGTAAGCAGATTTGCAAGAAACACCGTAGACAGCTTGGTAACCATCCGCAAGCTCAAGGAAAAAGGTGTAGAGGTTTATTTTGAGAAAGAGAACATATGGACACTTGACAGCAAAGGTGAATTGCTCCTTACCATAATGTCGAGCCTTGCACAGGAAGAAAGTAGAAGTATTTCCGAGAATGTAACTTGGGGCAAAAGAAAAAGTGCATCCGATGGAAAAATCAGTCTCGGATATAAGCAGTTCCTCGGTTACGACAAAGGTCCCAACGGAACTCTCATTGTGAACAAGGAACAGGCGGTCATCGTTAAGCGAATTTATAAAGAGTTTATGCAAGGCAAAACACCTTGTATGATTGCAAAAAGATTGACCCAAGAAGGAATTAAGACTCCTTCCGGCAGAGGAAAAAAGTGGAATGTAAGCGTTATTATGAGTATTCTAACAAACGAAAAATATAAAGGCTCGGCTCGACTTCAAAAGAGTTTTACTGTTGATTTCCTTTCAAAGAAAATAAAGAAAAATGAAGGCGAAGTTCCACAGTATTATGTTGAGAACAGCCACGAAGCTATCATTCCGCCCGATGAATGGGAAAGGGTTCAGAAGGAGTTAATTAGAAGAAAGAGTTTCGGCAGAAAATACAGCGGAAACAGTATTTTTTCAACAAGGATTGTGTGTGGAAATTGCGGAGCATTCTTTGGCTCAAAGGTATGGAATTCAACCGATAAAAAATATCGTCGAACCATATGGCAATGCAATGATAAGTTCAAAGGCGAAACACGATGTGCGACACCGCACTTAAGCGAAGAACAGCTAAAGGAAGCATTTATAACAGCATTCAACCGATTGTTTGATAACAAGGATGAAATTATCGGAAATTGCACAACGATTGTGGAAATGCTGACCGACTGCACGGAGCTTGATAAAAAAATAGAAACCCTACACCAAGAACTGGAAGTAATAGCGGAAATGGTACAGAAGTGTGTTGATGAAAATGCCTCAACCATTCAAAACCAAGATGAATACCTACAGCGTTATAACGGATTTGTAGCTCGATACGAGGAGGGGCTTGAAAAACTCCAAAAATATGAAAATGAAAAGGTACTACGCATAGCAAGGGGTGAATCCTTCAACGATTTTATGAAAGCGTTTATTAACATAGACAGCAACATAATCGAATTTGACAACGACCTATGGGTTTCAACAGTTGAGAAAGTGAATGTAATGCACGATGGCAAACTGATATTTGTTTTTCAAAATGGAACGGAGATTGAGGTTTGATATACAAAATAGAACAAACCAAAATATATCAGTTATTTACAAAAATGTAGTTTGAGCATTAGCAAAACCCCTTATTTTAAGCGAAAAACAAACTGCTCCTGTTTTGTTGACAGGAGCAATTTTAAGCAAAGTTATTCTTCATCATTTTCTTCAGAAACAGGGTTGGAGTATTCGCCATCATAGTTCTCAAAAATGTCATATGGAACATCGTCCGAATAATCTTCATCATCGTCAATGAAATCAAAGGTATTGTCGTATAGCTTGTTTATAGAGAGCCTGAACGCCTTGTTCTTTTTCTTGCCGTTGTATGTTATAACCATAACTTCGGCAAATCCCATTGAACCGGGGCGTCGCTCTCTTGCACTTCTACTGAGTATTTTGGGGGTCAAAGCACCAATCTTGTCCTTAAACTCCTCATCGTCAAGACTTTTGTTGTATGTAACTATGAGTTTCGCTATAGCCTTTAGGATGTTGGCAGTAAAGGAATCACAATCTCCTTCCCAAGTTCCGACACAAATCCTTAAGGTTCTACTGAGGACATGAATGCCGTATTTTTGATAAATCATTTCAAGTGTTGAAACCGCACCGATAACTCCGGGCGATTTTCTTAACCCTATCTCTAAACCAAAAGACTCAACAACCTCTTTTATAATAAGCTGGTCGTGATTTCCGGCTTCAATATTTGCCATAAACACTTCGTATGGCTTGAGACCTTTGACAAACTTCATCTGATTTGCAAAAATATCAGCTTCATGTTCATAGCTCAAATCGTCATAAATCATACACCACACAGGCGTTTCACGAGACCCGGAAACAAGTGCCACAATTTCAATGGTATGCTGACCATTAAAGACATAGTTTATACCATTACGGCGGCTGACTTTTACAGGATTAATTTGGTACAAATCAAAATGCTCTGCAGCCTTTTCCACATGAGCTTCTGAAAGGCTACGCTGATAGTCTTGGTTGGAGACAAGGTTTTTGATAGGTATCTGTTCAAAATGTACTTGTGGTACAAAAGGATTAAATTCTTCCATCATTCCGCCTCCTTTATTGAAGCAAGTAAATCTTCTGCTTTTTCTATTAGTGAACACAATACCTTTATCAGTTTATTTCTTGCAGTATCTGATACAATATTTAAGTTTGCATGGCTTTGCGTTCTGTTTATGGAACTAACCCACGATGGTATCGTAAGTGTTAGTTCGGTAACCTCTGCATCCGGGTCAAATTCAGGCATATTTTTAATACTTGGTGTTACTGGCTGCTCTTCTGCGGCAGCAGAACCTATGGCTTTTCTTGAACTGCTGTATTTGAAATACGCTTTATGGCTCCGATTCATCCGCCGATTTACTTCACGAAGTTCATCCTCCGGCATATTCGCAAGGTCAATAATGTTTTTGTGTGAAATTTTATACCTTCCTGACAGTATTTTGGGAACAAGCTCCGGGACTTTACTTCCGATCTGCTCAAGCGACCTTGTATACACAGCATATTTTTGAACTGTTCCTGCTGACACATTGTTTTCTTCACCGATTTTTCTTGCAGTTCTTATGCCAGAAAAATTAGGATTTGGAGAGGCAAAATAATCTTCATCGGATATACTTTCATCGTAATTACGGTCAGAAGTATATTGATTATGCCCGGTTGGGTTTTTTCGGCTGCTGATAACTTTTTCGGTTTCATACTGCATTCCTATTAAAAATTTTCTTGTTTCATCGGAAATGTTACGTCTGCCGAGCTGATTGGCACATATCCAAGCAATCGCATCTTCTTTTGACTCGAAGTCCATTTCTCTAACTTCGTAGGGAATGTTATGGCGAGTACATATTTCATATCTGTTATGTCCGTCAACAATAAAGCCTTTCCAAGTGATGATAGCTTCCCGGCATCCATCTTTCAAGATGTTCTCTTCAAGCTGTAAATATTCTTGACGGAGTAAGGGGCGTATTAAGTTTTTGAACTCTTTATTTATTTTTAGCGGTTTTCGTCTTTCCATAATTGCCTCCATCAATTCTCTATGCGAGTAAGCGTTTTCATAGAAAAAACTGCCATATTATGAGATGATACAATATTCCCGGTTAGCCTGTACGAACAATTCATTTCTAAATTACCAACTACACTAATCAGTTTTTTTACAAACGACATACTATACAACTCATAGGAGTTATCTGCCATAAGTTTTTGCGGTTTGATTTTTTCGGATTGGTCACCCGGAACAGCTTTTTCAACAGCTCTTATTGCAACACATTTATTATCTGGATTTACAAGTAATTGAATATATGGAGGGTCACCAAGTAACCGAAGCATACTTTTATAAATTCTGATTCGGTACTTCTTCAAATCAACAGAAATTGTGACCGCAGGATTTGGGGTTTCTGTCATACCGATTCACCTCCTATGCTCGGATTTGGTACAGGAACAATATCAGTAGATTTATTTTCCTCCGTATTATCTTTTATGGAATACACAGCATATCCTTCAACAATGTTAATCTGCATAGACTGCTTATGCTCATTAAAAGGTAAACCGAACTGGTCTTGCCATTCAGCCGGGAAAACAGGAGTCCTCGAAGTTTTAGGCTTTCCGCCTTCTGGTGTGGTTCTCTGGTATACTTCAGTAGCTGTTAAGTCAAAAGCTAAAAGGTACTCGTCATTGGAGTGAATGAGCTTGCCAAGCATTTTATACCTATGATTCGGATTCCAATCCATAAGTGAAACGACTTTTGCAAAAAACAATTTACAAGTAATTTGCTTTGATTTTCTCTTTCCGTTTGAAACTGTACACCATTGAAAGGAGTCTCTTGAACCTTCTTCGCAGGGGCGAAGTGCAAGGATTTTTTTCTGCCTGTTAATTAAGACTTGAGCATAATCGAAATTTGGGAATTTTGATAAGCACGCTGCATTGACATAGAATTTACAGTTATTGAAAGTACACGAAGGTTCTCGCATATGTGCAAAGAATTCACGTCTAACAACCTGAAATCCATCAAAATCAAAATCCTCTCCCATATCAAGTATTTCATCATCCTCTGCCAACAGAGGAAAATTTTCAGGCTTGCGAACTGCCATATTTGCATTTGCAGGTTCACCAACTGACCTCAAAATTTCAGACAATGTATTTTGTCCGTCAAACTCATTCATTACTGCTTACCTCCTGTAAATCAATATCTCTTAATTCTTGTTGTATGTATCTTCGCAGTTCCTCAAAGCTCGTTACATTCATTTTCTTGCCTGTTTCATAAAGATGTCCTTCGATGCGAAGTTTCCATTCGTGTTCGCTTTGTGTCTCAAGCTCTTCAATGGAATGTTCGTGCAGATAGTATTCCTTACCGAAATTATTTGTCCACGATTCAGGTATAGCCCTTATACGCTTCCCATAAGGAGTTAAAGGCTGCATCTTTACGCAAGTTGAAAACGGCTCGTCCTCTGCCATTTTTGGCACAAGGTGCGGCTTAAGGAACGCCTCGGTGTTTGCTGTGTCAAAAATGTAGGCAACTTGAGAACCTTCTACAAGCTCCGTTCCTGTTATACGATACCTAAAGTCATCGTTCCAGCCGAACAAAGAGTAGATGGTCTTACCGAAAGCTGCCGTTGAAATATTACGAGGAATAAACCTCTGTCCGCTTATCTTTGAACATACAACGCTCTGACGATTATCACTATTCGTAGTCCTAACAGCGAATTTTCGTGTGATAGGATTTACAAGCAATTCAATATGATTGTTGTTACCGATTTTGTTAGTACAACTTGCACTTAACGATATATGCTTATCTCCAAAATTGATAATAGGCCTATGGAATGTGTCAAACAGCTCCATTCGTGCTACCTCAAAGCCACGAAGGTCAAAATCCCCGGCTTCAACCTCAACAGTAACTTCCTCTGCTTTTTCAATGTTGGGGTCATAGTCGGGACCATAAACGCTGTGTGATGCCTTGAGATAATCCGTTTCTTTAAAAGATGCCCAACGAGGATTTATCACAACAAAGCCTTTTAATATTCCGCTATCAATAACTCGCAGTTCGGGAAGGTATGCCTTATTGCGATACTTTGCATTATCAAGCATTCGCTGAACAGCAAGAAAATCATCCCTTGATACAATTGCTTCGTGATGATTTTTATAGATGCTCTGTGGCTTTTGTCCTGTGTTTTTCATTGTTTTTCGCTCACGATAATTGAGTTTGAACCTTTTCCTTGTTTTAACATAACCACAATGCCGTTCATTTCGGAGTATTTGAACCACGCCTCCGGCTGTCCATTTTATATTGCCGAGGTAAGATTTACGCCCCAAAGCAATAAGAACATCTGCAATTTGCTTTGTTGAATATCCGTAAAGGTACATATAAAAAACAAGTTTTACGGTTGGTGATTCTTCGTGGTTAATGATTAGGTTACCTTCGCTATCGTGTGTATATCCGAGCAACTTTGGAGTAAGCGGGATACCATTGTCAAGCCTCATTCGGAGAGAGGTTTCCATACTTCTGCTTCTTGTGTGGGACTCTTCCTCTGCCATAGTAGCAATAAATGATAGTGCCATTTGCGAGTCATCATTTAAGGTGAAAATTGCCTCCGATTCAAAGAATACACCAACGGGAGATTTCAGTTCTGCCAGTTCTCGTACTAACTGAATCGTATCTACAAGGTTACGAGCAAAACGGGAAACATTCTTTGTGATAATTAGGTCAATTTTCCCGGCTCGGCAGTCATTCAACATTTTATTGAAATCATCTCTGTAATCTTTAGAAGTTCCGCTTATGCCCTCATCTGCGTAAATGTGGACGAGTGTCCAATTTTCACGGCTTCTGACAAAATCTTCATAGTATATTTTTTGAAGCTCAAAGGAAGTGGTTTGTCTTTCATCATCTGTTGACACACGTGCATAGACAGCAACTCTCTGTGGCACATCTGTATCGTAATAATCACGTTGTTTTTGGGCAGGAATGTACTCATAGTTTTCTTCGTCTATTTGAACGTGCATTCGCTGCCTTTGCTTTTCTCTTGAATGTTCCTTTGACATTCGCTTATCGTTATCAATCACCTAAAAGCCTCCTTTCTTGGAGTAGTTTAATTGCTTCTTCTTCATCATCCGGGAGAACTTTCCAATTAGGTGAAGGAAGGAACTCTGTATCTCTTAAATCTTCAGTATGATAAGAGGCAAGTGTATAAATATCTTCTGAAACGATGTATATACCAACAGGAGGTGTCTGTGCCGCAAGTAACCTTGATAACAAAATTAAGTCTTCCTCATATTGTGTTATATTCTTCTTTTTTTGAGTTATTATGAGGTCAACTTTTCCATTCATTGAATCATCTATAAGTCTTACCAATTCAGGAGAGTATTTCATTTTTGGTGCGGTATTGCCTTCGTCTATATAAAAGTCCACAAACTTCCACTTTGGGCAAAGGGCAATGGTGTCCAAGAACTGCTTTTTATGATGTGCGAGATAGTTTTCGTGCTTTGTTTGGTTGAAGTATCTGATATATACGCCTATCTTATACTCCTTTGTTGTACTCGGGCGCTCGTGCCGAATGGTCTGCAGCCAAGCCTTATGCTCTGCAATTTTAATAGCCTGTTCCGATGTTTCCCCAAATGTGAGAGCAAACTGCGGTGTAGCTATGGCATTTAATTTATCAAATACTTCAAGTTCGTCCATGTTGTACCTCCATAAAAATAGTTTCAGTAACATTTTATATCCAATTGGATAAATAAACCATAAACCCACAGTCAGGTGCTTGACTATGGGTTTATAAAATCAAAAAATTTATTCAAAATATACAAAAAAAGAGTGAGACTAATTCATCTTGAATTCATCTCACTCAATAATCGTTATTTTCCTTTGGGGTATGCAAGGTTGTCTTTACTTGCTTCACAATCTTTATGATTGATTCTATTTCAGAAGGACTACAATCCGATAGCAGTTCGGAATATTCTTTTTGATACAGCTCGTTCACTTCCGGGGTGTCGGGACGAAGAATAATATCCGCTGAAACTTGAAGTGCCTCAACAATTCTTACGAAGGTTGTGAGCCACATTTTGCTTTTTCCAAGTTCAATATCACTTAAATTGGAAGGTGAAATGTGAGCTTCAAAAGCGAGGTCATTTTGTGTCATCTTCTTGGACAGGCGGATTTCTCTGATTCGCTGACCTATTTCTTTAGTTTTCAGTTTTTCGTCCAAAAATAACACCTCACTTCGTCATTTGACTATATTTATGATACATTTTATCATCACTTGGATATATTGTGAATAGCGAGTTGGATAGATATTATCCGATAAGATATAATGTTAAGTGAAATATTTTTTAAGGAGGAAAAATATATGGAACTTAACTACATCATTATCGGAAAGCGAATTAAGGAGGTGAGAAAAAAGAGAAAATTATCGCAAGAGGCTCTTGCAGAACTTATTGAAAAAAGTCCGCCCTATATCAGTTACATAGAAACTGCAAAAAAGCACTTGAGTTTGGAAACGCTGATTGATATAGCAAATGCATTACACATTTCCGTTGATTCACTTCTGGCGGCAAATGTCCTGTATAAAACGGAAGTTAGGGATGAGTTCAGCGAACTTATGAGCGATTGCGAAGAATACGAAAAGCGAATAATTGTTGACACAGTTAAAACTCTAAAACAATCACTTCGTTTGGAACTTTAACATTCCCGATTTTCTCATTATTTGCTATTATATTCGATTATAAAACAATTAACCATAAACCCGTTGTTATAGGCTTGACTACGGGTTTATGAAAAAGTGCTCAAACTACATTTTCGGCAAAAACTACTATATTTTGGTTGAAAACGAGATTTTTAGCACACTATTTGGTATAATTATATGCGGAGGTTTTATTATGATTTACTATACTGGAGATATACACGGCGAACCCTCAAGGGTGATTAAATTTGCCGATAAATTGAACTTAACAAGCAAAGATACGATTGTTATTCTTGGTGATGTCGGTGCAAATTACTTTCAGGATTTCCGTGACGAAATAACGAAAAAGAAGTTAAATGACATCGGTGTAACAATTCTTTGTATTCACGGAAATCACGAAGTCCGTCCGGCAAATATCCCTTCATACTCATTGATGGTTTGGGAAGGTGGCAAAGTGTGGTATGAGGATAAATATCCAAACCTATTATTTGCTAAAGACGGAGAAATATATACTCTCAATGGTATGCGTTATCTTGTTGTAGGCGGAGCGTACAGCGTGGACAAACACTACAGACTTGCAATGAACAGAGGCTGGTGGGCAGATGAGCAGCCTTCGGATGAAATCAAGCATTATGTTGATAGTCAAATTGTGAAAAATGAAATTGATGTTGTTCTTTCTCACACTTGTCCGCTTAAGTTTGAACCGACAGAAGCATTCTTGCCGGGAATCGACCAAACAAGTGTGGATAAAAGCACAGAAATATGGCTTGATGAAATTGAAGAAAGGATATCATATAAAGCGTGGCTCTGCGGTCATTGGCATATTGATAAGAGTATAAATAACTTTCATTTTCTTTTTAATTCTTGGAAAAGTGCTGCAGACATTTTCGTAGAAAGTGAGTGATATTATGGGAAAATATAAATTTTTACAGCCAGTCGAGGAAATGGAACACATAAGCCGAGCCGAACTTGGTGAACGCTTTGATGAAATTCTCGAAGCCTGCGAAAAGGATAATGTAGGCTTTGTAATTACCGACTGCGGAAAAAATGATGTTGTTTTATGTCCTGCTCGTTGGATTGATTTTAGGTTCGATGATGATTTCGGCTGTATAATGAATTGTGCAGTCAGATATGCACTCGGAAGAAACACCTATATGCCCGGTCTTGTATGTGATTTTGTGCGTAAATATATGAGTATTTTTGATGCAAAAACCATTGATGTTATCATTCAGGACATTGACAGGGATTTAGAGTTCGGTTTAGACCAAAAAGAACTCTGGATTTCATTAAAGAACGACCTTCTCAAGTTTAAGGAAACGCGGGGTGATAAGAATGAGTGAAAAATATTATATCTTTCAATTGGATGACCCTGCTACACCCGGTTTCTGTTCTTTTAACAAATTATATGTTGGCACAGAAGCTGATTTGATGCATGTGGCAAATAATCTTGAAAAAGAAAATCACTACCACGAAACAGTTGCGGCATTACGAAGCTACTTTAATGGGAATAGAGATGCAACGCACAGAATTGCATATTCTACAATGAAAATACTTACACCGATTGATATTGAATCCGAGCATAAAATTTCATTTGGTGAAAAGAAATGGACACACATTAACATTTGGGGATTCCCATATGAAATGAAGTGTGATTCCGGCATTACACATCAAATCGTTTTCAAACACGATGATAAATACTATCGCTGCATTCGTGCATGGCTTAAGAATTTATGTTATGAAAGTGTCAATGGCGAATGGCATCAATTAACTGATGGCTTTTGGGGAAATTACTCAATTCTTGATGTATCTTTTATGCCTGATAAGAAGAATTTCACATTCAATAATCTTCTGTATGTAATTGAAGAAATTTATGAGGATGAGGTAAAAAAAGCTATTGACGATTTGCTTTTAGAAGAAAAGATAGAGATGAAAGGCATCTGTGATGAAATTTTCGCAGATGGTTGAATGCAATGGTACTTGAAACAATAACATTGGAAATTGAAACAAAACTATATGAAGAGGCTAAAGAAGTAATCGAAAAAGAAGGCTACACCATTGAAGAGGCAATTATAATGTTTTTTAAGGCGTGTATTGCTTGTGGTGGGTTTCCTTTTCCTGTGTCAAAGGAGGAATTGCTCGAAGCTCAAGGAGGATAACAAATGATATATGTACTTTCCGATATACACGGAAACACGGAGAGGTTTAATTCTATAATGGAACAGATAAATCTTCAGCCGGAAGACACTTTATACATACTCGGTGATGTTGTAGACCGATATCCCGATGGAATTAAGCTCTTAAGAAAAATAATGAAAATGGATAATGTGAAAATGCTTCTTGGAAACCACGAATATATGATGCTGAATGCTCTTGACCCTATCAGCGAAAGAGATGAATGGGAGCAGGAACGCTCGCTTCGGTTGTGGTATAGGAATGGTGGTTTTGTCACTCATAACTATTTGAAGCATATACGAAAAGATATACGAAGAGAGGTTTTTAACTTCCTACGAAAGCTCCCTGTAAATATCAAGATTGAGGTTGGGGGCAAAAAATTCTTGCTTGTTCACGGCTCACCTTTAGAGAATTATAGTTGGATATTCCGAGAATATGAAACGAAAGAAAAGTTTGCTGTTTGGGAAAGATGGCAGCCCTTTGACCCTGTTCCCGAAGGATACACTTTGGTGTTCGGTCATACACCTACTATCCATTTCCAAAACAATGACCCATTGGAGATTTTATTTTGTGATAATGCAATAGGAATTGACTGTGGTTCGGGGTTTCCAAAATCACAATTTGAGGGAGAAACTATCGGCAGACTTGCTTGTTTAAGACTTGATGATATGAAGATTTTCTACTCGAAGGAAGAAGGTGCAAATAATGGCTGATAAATTATATGCTCCTCAAATTGACAGATTTAGACATCAATTTGGACACTTGGGGTTTAGTTATTCAAATGGTATAACCTATGATGAAGAAACCTATCGTTTATTGAATCTGTTTTTTAAGGAATTACGCAAAATTTCACCTATCGCAGAGAATGGCTGCCGTGAGATATGGGTTCGTGCCGAGCGAGGTAATATTGATGCATATGGAAATTATGAAGAATGGCTTGATTGTGGTGATGTCGAAAATTATGAGGAGTTTGAAAAATCGTGGTTAGCTGACTATCCCAACGAAACAAAGTGGTATCATATTGAGGCGGTTGAAACTGAAACCGGGCATCAAGCGGTGGTCATAAATGAAAGATTTGTGTTTGAGGTTGCTCCTGATCAAGAGAAGGGATTCCCTCACGATACAAGTGTTTTTGCAAAATGGCTTCTTGATTCAATTAAATCTGTAATTATGCAGTTGAAAAGCGGGACATATATGGATTTTGTTAAGCAAAATCTGCCTGTAGAATTAAGGACAGGAACAATACGTCAAAGTGATTTGTGGGAGATATACCCGGAAGACCGCACAAGATTTTTTGACGGAATAACAGACGAGGAAATTGAGGAAATATCTGAACTCTTAAATAAACAGCCACAAGATGGATATAAGCCGGAAGGTCGCATTGCATCGGTTACAGCGAATGACTTCTTTAATTATTGTGCGATTGGTTATAAGGCTATGTCTTATAAATGGTATGGGATGACTCCAAAAGAACTCTATTATCGCTATGCAGATGGCAGAGATGAAGGTCTTTCCGAGGTTGACGCTGATTCCCCAGAGGCATTTTCAAAATGGTTGAATAACAAAAGTCGTGGCGGAGGGCATCCGTGGGAAGTATGTCGAGGCGGTAATTCCACACATATAGCTCTACAAGTAGGCAATGATGAAAAGGGGTATTTCCTTTTTCTCGCAGGCTCGTCATACGGCAGGGCAAATGAAACACTAAAGTTCTTCTTGGCACTTTCCCGTGCAGGTCTGCCTGTTTATCTCCACGACAGCGATGTTTTCATAAAAAGAATTCAAGGCACAGAAAAAATCGGAGTAATGCCACAAGGGGTTATTCCCAAATACTGTGAAAGTTCCTTCCCGAATGAAAAAATAATATCCTTTATGAATCTGCCATATGAAAACACAGATGCCGTTGCAAGCAAATGTGTATGGCAGGATATAAGGGAAGTTCATCTTTTAACAGAGGAGGTGTAATATGGCTGTCTCTTATAATAAGCTATGGCACATATTGATTGATAGAAAAATGCGAAAAAAGGACTTGCAGGAAGCAGCCGGACTAACACCACACATTATGCTTGTTTTACGCAAAAATAAGCATATTACAACTACAACAATATGGAAAATATGCAAAGCTCTAAACTGCACCGCAGATGATTTTTTGGAGTTTGTTGAAGTGGAGGGTTGATACTGATGGGAAAAGTGTTTTTTACTTCTGACCTTCATTTCGGACACACAAATGTTATAACCTTCGACAAAAGACCATTTGAAACTGTGGATGAAATGGACGCAGAACTAATAAAGCGTTGGAATAACAAGGTTGGAAAAGGCGACCTTGTATATGTTTTGGGAGATATGATTTGGAAGTCCTCTAACAATGATGCAGAAAGCCTTATAAAAGGTCTTAACGGACAGATTATTCTAATTAAAGGAAATCACGATAGATTTCTCAAAAATGCAAAGGCTAAAAAGGCTCTTTCCGGAATCAAGGAATATGACGATATTGTTGTTACACTTGAGGATGGAACGAAACGCAGATGTATTTTGAGCCATTATTATATGCCTTTTTACAATGGGCATCTTTATCAAACAATACTGCTGCATGGGCATTCTCATATTTCACGAGAATCGGAAATGGAACGAGAAATGTCTCGTACTCTCAATCAAAGAGGCTTCCCAAATGAAATATATAATGTTGGTTGTATGTATTGGAATTACGAGCCTGTAACTTTGGATGAGATTCTCGCAAAGAAACCACAGCCTTCGGTTTTCACCAATTATGACAGGGTTCGGTCATTAAACATTGAAGATATGGCAAAGGGCATTAAATGTCCTTTGGAGGGTTTCGATGATATAACGGATATGGGATTTACTTCTATGGAATGTATAGACCCTACCGGGTGCAGAGAGTGCTGTGTTGATTGGCTGAAAAGTGAAGCAAAAAGTAATAATATAGGAGGTTATGCTTAATGAAATGGACAGTAAAAAATTTTGATGATAGCATTCCGGCAATAGCGGATTATGATTTATTTCCTTATTTTGAGGAATTTCTTTTAAAGCTCAAGAAAAAGAAAGTAACACGAGAAGAATTTGCTAAAGAAATACGCAGAGAATTGATGTATCATTATTGGTCGAGATGTGAATATGAAATATTTATTGTAAAGGAAAATGATGGGCGCTTATACCTTTTACCACATTGTGGTGGTAGAGACAAAGACACTCCTTTTCTTGATGTTACCGATGATACGAGTTTTGACTGGAAAGGTTTTGCTGAAATGCATATAAATAAGCAGATTTATGGTGATAAGGCAAAAATAGATATTTGGAATCAAATCGAATATAGGTTTGATGAATTTATTTCTTACTGCTGGGAAGGTATACATAAAAGAAAATCTCCTCGAAAGAAAGGTGCAGCAAATGAAACTTGAAATCGTACAAGACTTATTA